CATTCTGCCCCTGGTGCGGGATACCGTTGCCCGCCGTGCCCGATGCGTCGCCCAGTACAGTGGAGAATGTCCAGGCGCTGATGAGTTCGTCAGACACATCGGGGAAGTGGTGGGTGAGGCAGGCGTGCGGCGCGACGGGGGAATTTTGAGCGATGAATGTTGACGGGTATCGAAAAAAGCGTCGGCGAGATCCCGAATACCGCAGAGTTGAGCGACGTCTAAAACCGTGGCTCTACTTGGTCGATTTGTGGTTCAGAATGCGGATGCGGCTGGAGAAATGTATATTCAGCTTGCAGGTGGATTAATAGGATGACTGACCCAATCAAATTTCAAGCCACCATAGCGAAGGTTCAAACCCTCGCCGATGGGGGCATCAGGGTGACGCTTGACTTACCAGAGACGGCGATATTCGCGGCGGCGCAATTGATGACAGTCAGGCAGCAAATAGCGGTTGTGAGTGCGGAGTTGACGCCGGAAGTTCCAGAAATTTCTACTATTTCAGACGATGAGACTAAAAAAGACTCAAAAGGAAGCGACGCTTCGGTGGATAGCCGAAGGCTTGCAATCAGACGAGATAAACGATAGGGCGGCGGTTTTTGTGCCGCCGTTTTCAATTACTCGTGACCAGGTATACTACTATCGCAAAACACGCGACGCTGACATAAAGGCGATGGTAGCCGCCGGAGAGCAGGACGCGCTATCAGAAGGGCTTGCGTTAAAAGGCGAGCGCGTCAAGAAATTGAAACAACTGGCGGCGCTTATGGAGCGTGATTTGTTCGGTGGGTTCATGTGGGTTGAACAGGTTAAGAGTGTGCGTGAAGGTGACGCATCAACAGTTGTTGACTACGAGGAATTCAACAAGGCCGAGGTGTCAGAGTATCGGGGTGTGCTGGACGACATTGCCAAAGAGACGGGTGGAAGAGTTCAAAAAATGGAGCACGGCGGCAAAGACGGCGGCCCGATAGTGTTTGCTACCAGTGGTATTGATTTGGACAAGGATATATAGTATAATGAGCGGGGCTAGGCCGATCACCGAAAAGCAAGTAACCTCACTTGCCCGCCCCGTTCAATTTTCTTATGAGGTAGTACAGGAGGTGGTACTATGGGCCATAGAAGTAAATGGCACATTGATAACGAGGGGCGCGAATGCTCACGTTGCGGCGCTTTCAAATCGTGGGACAACTACTCAAAAAACAAGCACGGCACGAGAGGTCGTCAATCGTGGTGTCAGGATTGCTTTAGGGATCACGCTGGACGCACAAAGGCAAAAGAGTATCGCATCACAGACGGCGGGCGCGAGTGTAGCGAATGCGGAGAATTCAAGACCTGGGACAATTTTCACAGGCGGCGCGACCTTTCAACCAATCATTCATCTTGCTGTAAAGCGTGCGTGAAAAAGAGGACAAGGCGCGATACTGACAACGGCTCAATCCGCAATCGAGAGTTAAAGCGCAAGTATGGAATTAGCCTGGATGAATACAATCAACTCGTAGAGAGCCAGGGCGATTCTTGCGCTATTTGCGGAACGACGGACAAGGGAGTGGCAAGAGGTAAATTTAGATATTGGTCAGTTGACCACAATCACGCAACCGGCGAGGTTCGCGGATTACTTTGCCAGAAGTGCAACGTTCTACTTGGAATGGCGAAAGACGACATTTCTATTCTCGAAAAGGCGATTGAATACTTGTGCAGTACAGAGTAGAGAATGACGCAACCGGTAACGGAATGCAGGCTTTCGGGCAAAATTATGATTTTCTAAAGTATCAGGGGTCAGAGGCAATAGTACACGGCCCCGCCGAGACCGGAAAGACCTTTGCCATGTGTCTTAAGGTTCACCTTTGCGCGTGTAAGTATCCGAATAGCATTCACGCAATAATCAGAAAAACACAAACGTCTTGTTACAACACGGTTGTGCGTACATTTACAGATAAAATTCTTGGGCGCGATATAGACAAGTGGCCGTGTGAGCCATACGGTGGAACAAACAAACCCGAACGCTTTAACTATCGAAACGGCTCTACCGTTATGGTGGGCGGCATTGATAAGGCGTCAAAGATTCTGAGCGCAGAATTTGATATAATCGCAGTCAATCAAGCGGAAGAGCTAACGCTTGGCGACTGGGAAACTCTGACGACGCGCACGACGGGCAGGGCTGGCAATATGCCGTATAGCCAGACCATCGGGGATGCTAACCCAGCTTGGCCTACGCACTGGATGTATGAACGTGAATCACTAAAGATGTTCTACTCACGCCATCAAGAAAACCCGGCGTTGTTCGACCAGAAAACTGGCGAGATCACGACGCAGGGTAAGCACACGATGGCGGTATTGCAGGCGCTCACCGGGTTACGAAAGATTCGTTTATTGGATGGTAAACCGGCGCAAGCCGAGGGCGTCATTTATGAAGAGTGGCATCCGGCGACACACCTGATTGATAGGTTTGATATTCCAGATGATTGGCCGCGATTTCGATGCATCGATTTCGGGTACACTAATCCGTTTACGTGTCAGTGGTGGGCAATTGATAATGATGGTAGAATGTACAGGTACCGCGAGATTTATCATACTCAACGTACAGTCAAGGCACACAGCGCGCAGATTAACAAATACTCAGAGGGTGAGAGGATAGCGGCAACGGTGTGCGACCACGACGCCGAGGACAGGGCAACGCTTCACGAAAACGGTATACCTACGATTGGGGCGCGAAAGGCTGTTTCTGTTGGGATTGACGGTGTGAAAGAGCGGTTGAAAGTTGCAGGGGACAATCGTCCCAGGATTTACTTTTTACGCGATAGTTTAGTAGAGGTTGACCAGAGCCTGAGAGCAGCGCACAAGCCAACTTGTACAGAGGATGAATTCGCAGCTTACGTGTGGGCAAACAGCAAATCGAAAGAGCAGCCGAGAAAAGAAGACGATCACGGCATGGATACGACGCGATATGCAGTAATGCATCAAGATGGATCACAACACTGGTACGTAGATTATGACGATGACTAAAAGCGGTGATTATGCCAGATAAATACATCTTTACAGGCGGACGCGGCAAGGCAGTCACGCTAAACGACCTTGACGGCTTCCTTGACTACCTGGTCAACCAGGGTCAGGGTGGCGCAACGGACATCAGAGAGGCACACAGGACTGTGCCCTGGCTGTATCGCGGTACGGACATCCGCAAAAACTCCGTCGCTGGGGTGCCGTTCAAAATCTACCAAGGCGACAAAGAGGTCGATTCCTCACAGAATTATCAGAACGCGGTCGGGTTTATGCCCAACCCGTTCCGCCTATTGCGTGAGATCGAGGGCTCGCTCACGTTGACAGGTCGGGCGTATCTGTGGAATTCTCACAATCAGGTCCGCGTGCTTGACCTGCGCTACCTGGTCCCAACGACGGTGAAGCCGAGGATCACGGAGAGCGAGGGGCTTGTTGGCTGGGAGCGCAACACGGGCGGTGGATGGTATGACGTTCCGCTTGAGGACATCGTGTACTTGTGGGGTGACGACACGTTCGTTGAGCTTGGGCCGCCGGAGTCAGCGCCCGGCATTGCGGCCTTGACGGCATCCGGGCTACTCATCAGCATAGATGAGTTTGCGACCAAGTTTGCAGAACGCGGCATGGTCAAGGCAGCGCTGATCAAGGTGCCGCTAGGGACGCCGGAGACCGAACGCAATAGATTAAAGCGATGGTTTCAAAAGAAGCTATTTGGTGTGAGTAAATCTGGGTCCGTTGAGGTTGTAGAGTCTGACGCCGTCGAGGTTCACACTCTCGGCGAGGGGTTGAGTGAGTTGGCCGAGGTAGAATTGACGACCGAGAAACAACACGACATATCAACCGCGCTTGGCGTTCCGGTCACAAAGCTGTTTAGCGGCGAGGCGTCTGGCCTAGGTGGCGGCGGTGTTGCCGCCCAGGACGACAAGAATCTTTATTCGGAAACGATTGTACCAGAATGCCTGTTCATCGCGTCCGAGTTGAACAGTCAGGTATTCGCCCCAATGGGTTACACAATGCGCTTCCATCCCGAAACAATGGACATATTCCAGGAGGATGAAGCGGAGCGCGCCGGAGCGGTCAAGACGTATAAGGACTCGGGATATAAACTATCGGTGGCATCAGAAATCCTGGGCGTCGAGTTGCCCGAGGGGATGGAATACGCCGACCTGGACGAAGACGAGCCAGAGCCAGAGCCAATACCTGACGAATTCAATCAGCCCCAGGACGATGAAGAGGATGACAGGGAGGCCAAGGCTGACACAAGACGCTGGCGATCAATTGCGTTGCGCAGGCTGAAAGCAGGCAAGTCCGCCGCCTATGATTTCGAGAGCGATCACATCACCCCCGACAGACACGCGCAGATTCTCGGCGCACTACAAGACGCTACGACTGCGCAGGAGGTGAAAGCGGCCTTTGCCGCCAGGTTTCAAGGCATCCCCTTCTATCCTTAGAGAAACACGTGGCGGCGAGCGCGATCCGGCGTCAGCGTCGAAAGACCGAGCTGAGGTAAAGTGGGAGAAAGAACTTTACAAACTGTTCACCGGGCAGGTGGTGCGGATTCAGGAAGCACTTGAGCCGGATAGTACAGAGGAAGAGCAAACAGCAAGCGTGCTCGACAAAGCATTTTGGGCCACTGAGGCGGCGCTGTTCTCTACTGAAATTACCAGGCTGTTGACTGAGGCGGCTCAGGACGCGGTAGCAATAGAGGCCGCAGTACTAGAAGCGTCGTTTGGCATCAGTATTGATTGGACACTGGCAAACGCAGAAGCCGCAGCGTGGGCCAGGACGTACGGCGCGCAACTGGTCAAAGGAATCACGAAAACGACGGCGCGTAGCGTTGGCGAGACGGTCGCAACGTGGATTGAGACGCCTGGTAGCACGGTCGGCGAGTTGTTTGACACACTACGAAGCGCCTACGCATTCAGCGAGAGCCGCGCACGTAACATCGGTGTGACCGAGGTGACGAATTCGTATGCAGAAGGCAGCGAGCTTGCATACGTTGAGAGCGGGATACCAGCGACGGTGTACAAGCCAACGGCGCACCCGAATTGCAGGTGCTGGCCCGCAGCGCTATTGCTACCGGACAACTCCTGGGTCGTAGTGTGGCGAACGAACCGCGACGAATTGGTGTGCAAGAGGCCGATAGACACGGGCACGGTGTTGGGTGTTGTTGCCGGGTGTCGTGAGCTAGAGAATATGGTCGTTTCGGTGGGTGTGTACACCGGCGATAAATTGAGGGACGCGAGACGGGCAGCAAAGGAGGCAAGTTGACACTAATGGCGTGGGAAATCGAAGAGTGGGCTAATGATATGATCACCAATGGAACCGGCAAGATTAGACAAGTATACTTGGCCAAGTTCGACGCTGGCACGGTTGCGAAAAAGATTTGGAACGATCCTGGCTTTACGCTCGGCATTGAATACGGGATTAAGATTGCTGTGGCTAAAATTTTTGGAGAGTTGGACGATGAGTAAAATCATAGAGCGTCTAATCTTCAACTCAATGCTTGCGCTTCTCAACTGGCTGCGCAGGCAAGAACGCCTTATCAATTGGTTGCACGAAGCCCAGTATCGAAACCGCCACGACCCAGACTGCCCGCAGTTCGATGTGAGGCAGCGGACTGGTGAGTTGATCGTGGAAATAGAGGGGTTATTATGACTGAAATGGATCAAATAAACCAAATTCATAGTGTTTTCACAGCAGAGAATTTTGCATGTCCACCAGATGGCGAGGCGGTCTGTGATTGCGATAACAATCCCGACTTTGTTCCGCCACCATTTGAGGTTGACGTGCTGATTGAGATACGCGAATTACTCAAGTGCGTGCTAGCAGAATTGGAAAAGTAGAGCGCAGGAGACACTATGCCCGA